CACGAGGAGTCCAAACAGTACACCCCCGAGTATTTGAAGGAGGTGTATGGGGAGAAGTATACCAAACAATTTGGAAAGAAAATTGCCAAATACTTGAAGTATAGGCAAAAGAAATTCAAAGTTTGGTTTGCTCCCTTTCGTGAATATTGGCTGGAAGAGCTTGAGGATCTCACCTTAACTCAAACAGTCAAATATCTCGATTGGTTGGAGGAGTCCGAATGGGTGCGTTGGACCAATTGGGTTCCCGAGAGCTGGATGAAGCACGATTACATGAAGTATGTCGTCAACTTCACCCATGAGAAGGAGATCAGGGCGAGAGTCCGTTCCTCCATATTCAATAATATCATGATGATTATTTTTGAATGTCTTCTCGGGACCATTTTTCCATTTTTCTTTCTCTTCACTCTTATCCACCTTGTGGGTATTGCCGGAGTGGTTCACTTCGAGAAGAAAAGATTATATGATGAATTGGTCGAACGCAATGATGCTATGCCCGAAGTATTTAAGGTATATCGGGATAAGCACGCTAAGTGGATCTGTGGGGCCTCTCTTGTGATTGGAGCTCTCTTCGGAATAGCTCTAATTTGGAAGAATTTTAAGGCAACTGCAGATGCACAAGGCAATTTGGCGCCCACATCTGAGAAAGATATTGTGGAGCGCGATGCCGAGGTGAATCCTTGGGCTGGCGTAAAAGTTAGCCCAATGCCATGCACTGAAGCAGCCAAAACCACGAAAGTTGATACTCTCCAGAAATTGGTTGAGGATAACTTGTGTCATATGGAATTGGAGATGACAACAGACGACAAGAAGCGCACGTTTGAGTGCAATGCTTTCTTTGTCAAGTCCAATGTAGCTCTAGTCCCACATCACATGTGGTTGGCTGATGATGTGAAAGCCAAATTCACTAGGCATGATCCCGCACTTATTGGAGGCAACTTCAGTTGTTACCTATACAAGAAGTGGAGTGTCCGTATTCCACAAACAGATTTATCTCTTGTATGGGTTCCCAATGGTGGGGATTGGAAGGATTTGAC